GCAGCCGTTACCTGCCATTGTTAGCAGACGTTTCCAAATTGACATTACTCTCAACCTCATTGCCCCAAATATCCCACCCTTCTTTTGGCGTTCTACAAAACAATTCAACTTTTGGAAGGTCGCCAAGTAATTCTACAATTCGCTTTCTAACTTCATCAGGCTTTCGGCTATGTATATCTCTTTCGGCTTCTACTAATTGGCGAACCTTATGGTTTTTAATCAATTTGTGTGCTTTGCCTTTAGTTGCCAGTAAGCATATCTCACTACCTTTTAAAGTCCATTTGCCCATAAAACAAACCTGCTTTCCGCTTTTCTCTTTCTTATTCCATATAAAGCCAATCGTTTTATATTTGAAACCCCAAGCATCAATCACTTTCAAAGCATCAGGCAAGTGGGCATCAGTAGTCCACATAAATAATACTGCATCATCAGCAACTATTTCTTTTACAGGCAAAGCACAAATTTCAGTCGTTTTCATTGTTTTGTAATGCAAGTCCAATTCTCTAAAGTGCATCTTACCATTATCCAATTTCTTTGAACTTCTTAATCTATCGCCAAAATCCCAAGCAGGGTCAGCATACACAATTTGGTATTTCGTTTGTGAACCCACAACGGCAGGTAACACGGGTTTGGCAAAATTGCCGTTTTGTTCTTCTATCAACATTTGTTCTTAATTATTAAGTTTTGTACTTCGATTTAATTTTTCGTTTCGGCAACTTCGCCAAGCCCGATAACGTTATGTGCCATTTAATTATAGACACGAAACCAACTACGTTTTGAATTAGCCATAAATCTTTTATTGCACCGACAACACTCATATTGTCCTACTTCTCTTCCATCAACCCTATCAATGAATTTACATTCTTCAATAGTTCTAATGTGATGAAATAAACGGCACATAACACCACCTAACCAAAAGCGGTGGCTTCGTGCTTTTTTGATAGTTAATTGCTCTTCCATTGTTTTGTTCTTTTAAGTTAATTTATTCTGTTAAATCACCGCCTTTGGTTAGCTGCAAAACGTTAGGCTTCATTGCCTGACAAGTACGCAATGCTTTTTTTACATTGCTCAATTTCCTTTTGTATATAAGGGTGTACTTCTATCGTACCTTTCATTAGTCCATTTTCAAGCATTGCTATCAAGTTCTTAAATGGAGACAGCTTGTTTCTAATGTCAGGCAACGAAAGCCTAACATCGTGTATATTGCATTGCTGCTCCTGTGGGTTATCCAAGTTTTGTTTTTCCATTTTATTGTATTTTTATATTTAATATTTTGTGTTTCAATTACGCAACGACAACATACACGCAGCCGTTATGCGTAATTCCTTACCCACACTAACGACTCTCTTTGCCCCTGTAAATTGCTTATCTCATTACACAAGTGGTCAATATATCCTTTGTCTGTTGATTTCCAACGCTCTTGTGTCATTTGTTTTATGGTAGCATTTATCTCGTCAATTCTGCTTTGAATTTCAGAGGAACTACGCATAACAGCACCTAAACAAGATGGCTGGCTTTCGTTTTCTAATGAAGTTTTTTCTGTATTCATAATTTTGTACTTTTAATTAAGTTTAGAGGTATTAATCAGCCACCTCGTTTAGCTGCAAAGCGTTACAACCCACCCTCATACTCTTTAATAATGAGTTCCTGTAAGTTAATAAAATCATTTACGTTAAGCAAGTCTAATACTAAGTTAGTAACATCATTACCGTTATAGTAAATTGTTTCAATCTCACACTCCGTTGCTTTAGCTGGTGTGTCGTAAGTGCTGAAGTCTTTGCTTATATTGGCATCTATTTCTAATCTATGCCCTTTGAAGTCTATGGTCATCGTATCTTAATTATTTCGAGGTTTGACAAAGTACCCCATTTGGGGTACATTTTAGTAAATTCTTTCAATGCCAGGACTTTATCCAGCGCTTTAATCGTTTCCGATACTTGCCTACCTTTATAAGTATAGCAAAATTTAAAGAGTTTCATAGGTAGTAATGGCTTTAGCGTGATAATTAATATAAACTCGTAATTCATCAAATTTTATCCCAAACCAATACTCATTTATTCCCTGTTCAGGCTCGTATATTTTAGGCTCTCCAGCTTCTAAGTGGAGGGCCTTAAAGGCTTCTTTGTCTAAGTCAATAGATATACTATCGACTTTAGTTCTGCATCCCGATAATGCTGCCTTTAGCATATCAGCTTTTAGTTTAATGTCTTGTAGTTTCATTGTGTTTTGTTTTAATTTGATATTGTAAAAATATAAATATATTTATAATAAACAATAAAATATTTTATAATAATATTAACAATATATTGTTAATAAGTATATTTATAAATATAAATATAATTATTATATTTGCATTATGAGAAAAAAACCTATTACAATTCAACTATCTACGGAGGCCCTAAAGATTCTTGAACGTGCAGCTAAACGACAAAAGCAACCTAAACAAGTAATTATTGATGAACTAATTAAAAACCAAAACAATGAGCAAACTAATCAACCTATCGATTGACTTGACAAAAATTGACAAGTCAAAAATTAACAACCATCCAAACGGATCTAAGTATTATTCCATAACAGTTGAACTTAAAGATGAAGCTGATGCCTATGGTAATAATGTTAGTGCCTGGAATGCACAAACTAAAGAAGAACGTGCTGCTAAAGCTAATCGCCAATTTATTGGAAATGGTAAAGTAATTTGGGAAAATACTCCCAGTCAAACTGCGCAACCATCCGTTAGTTATCAAGCTAAGCCAATTACTAACAGTCCATCTGATGATGGCTTACCTTTCTAACCTATGAGCAATTTACCTACATTAGCCGACCTTAATAAAGATATTCAAGTTGCATTTAAACATGATCAGCTTAATACTTTATTAAACCAACAACCACCCCAAACATGGGTTAAGCAAAACAAGTTTGCAAATAATAGTTTGTATTTACCTATTGACAAGGTAGAATTTCTTTTAACTCGCATCTTCCAACAATGGAGGTGCGAGGTTATAGAATACAAACAACTGTTTAATGCTATAAGCTGCCATATTAGGCTACATTACTTAAATCCAATAACAGGCGAATGGTCATTCCATGATGGTGTTGGTGCTGCAGATATACAAGTAAAAGCTGGTAGTAGTGCTTCTGAATTGCAAAACATAAACCGTAATGCAACCGGAATGGCTTTACCTATTGCTAAATCTTATGCTCTTAAAGATGCGGCCCACCATTTAGGTAAGCTATTTGGAAAAGATTTAAACCGAGCCGATGCTGTTGAGTTCTCAGGTGCTTATGATATGCCTACTATAGATAATATAGTAGAAGTATTTGAGCAAGTAAAGGATAAGCTAACCATTACTGAATTGGATGCAGCAGAACGAATTATTAATAACAAAGAAGCTAATTCTTTTAAAAAATTGTATAACCATTTAAAAACTAAACTATGATAAATAATATAAACCGTATTGGTAAATTTACTTCCAGCGAGATTTGGAAGCTTACTAAAAAGGACAGATCAGGTAAAGGATTCGGACAAATAGCTTTAACCTATATTGAAGAAAAGAAATTTGAGAAACAATTAGGCAGAAGCTTATCTGTTGAATCTGATGCAAGGCCATTGCAATGGGGTAAACTAAATGAAGCTAAGGCTTTTGAATTATTAGGATTAGAATATACTTTGACTTCTGATAAAACTATAAACCATTCCAGTTTATCTAATTGGTCTGGTAGTCCTGATGGGGTTAAAGATGGTGTTGTTATAGACATAAAATGTCCTTATACTCTTAAATCCTTTTGTCAATTATATGAATGTTATGATAAGCAAACATTAATTGATTACACTACAAGTGGTGAAGCTTATTATTGGCAGTTAGTTTCTAATGCTATTTTAACCGATACTAATAAAGCTGAATTAATTATTTATTGCCCTTATCAATCAGAACTTCAATTAATTAGAGATAATGCAGATTTAGAGGGTATTAAATGGATTAGCTATGCCTCTGATGACCAACTACCTTATTTAATTGAGGGTGGTTATTATAAAAATATCAAAGTAATTAGCTTAGATATACCTAATGAGGATAAACAATTATTAGAAGATTTAACATTTAAAGCTTCTGTTTATTTGGATGGTAATAAGTTTTAATTATATTTAAAAAAAATTATTCGGGCAGGAATAATTAAAAAGTTTAAGGTCTAACCTTAATCACCCCTTTTAGTTGTAGGACTGCCCTCTTACAACTTTTAGGGGTTTTTTATCTTATGAAACTTTATAAAATTATATCGCCAAACAATATATCTTTTACAGTTTTTGCTGAATCAATTTATCATGCTGTTGAAAAGGTAAGGTCGCAAGAAAATTATAAGTTTACAAATGCTCAATATTTAAAGCTAAATGGAAAATATAAATTTTAATTATTATCCAGCTAATATTAAAGATACTAATGCCATTGGCCTTGTTAGTTTAAATAGATTTATTAAATCAGTTCAAAATCCTAAATCTGAAACTTTACACATATTTGAACAGATTAAATTAGCTGATGAACGTAATGACCAGGCAGAAAAGCAAAGACTTAAATCTAAATTATATTACTTTACTCCATGCGTACAAGTAAATCAAAAAAGAATTTATACTGATATAAATCAATTTTCTGGATTATTAACTTTAGATTTTGATAAACTTGAAGAAGATTATGCAAAAGAATTTAAACAAGCTTTGTTTGATGAATATAAATTTATTATTGCTTGTTGGTTATCTGCTTCTAAAAGAGGTGTAAGGGCCTTTGTTTCTATTCCGGTATGTAAATCTATTGAAGAATTTAAACAATATTTTATGGCTATTGAGTTTGAATTAGGTATTTACAAAGGTTTTGATGCTGCACCTAAAAATTGTGTTCTTCCAATGTTTATGTCTTATGATAAAGAAATACTATTTAGATCAGACTTTACTACATGGACTAAAAAATACATCCCAATAGAAATACCTAAAAAAGAAGTATTTATTTTATATGATAAAGATTTTACTAATAATGTGGGTTATATTGTTAAAAAAGCTATTGATAAGATTGTTAATAATGGCCATCCACAACTTAGAGCAGCGGCTTATGCTTTAGGTGGTTATGTTGGTGCCGGATATATTAACCAAACAGATGCTATTAATCTTATTGACAAACTAATAATCAATAATGCTTATTTATCGCAAAAGGCTGATATTTATAAAAAAACTGCAAGAACTATGATTATTAAAGGAATGTTACAACCACTAAACTTATAATATGAATCCAAAATTTATTAAAGAAGAAAAAAATATTAATCTTAATCCAGTTGATTATTTTAACTTTTATGGCGATTTTAAAATAATATTTGCTGATAATATTAAATATCACTTTGTTTCTGATACCGAAGTAGCTAATGTAGATAATCTTACTAAAGTTCTTTTTAAATGCCAAACAAATGGAATGGTGCAAATTTTAGCTGATAATGAATTTGACATCGCAATTAATAATAAATGCTCAAAATTTATGCTATTAACAGCTGTTAAGTTTAAAAAGAATTATTATGATGCTATGAACTATGTAAGGTTTTTTATAATGAAATTAGAAATACCTTATATCCGAGTAGGAGGTGATTATTATAAAATAATTAATAAAATTGACCGCTATGGAGGTAAACACCGTTTACTTAAAGCCTGGAAAAAAGAAGAAATTAAACAAGATCACGATAAAACATTATTAAAAATGATTTATAAGTTTGATGACTTTGATATTATTCCAGATAATAAAACCTTTATTCCTATTAAAAATGGCTGTTTTAATCTGTATAATAAATTCTCACATGAAGAAGATCAGGCCCTAATTAATGATTCAGATATACCTGTTTCATTAGGTATCTTATCCCATATTTTTGGTGAGCAAATAAACTTAGGATTTAAATATATGAAAGTCCTTTATGAATACCCTAAACAAATACTGCCTATTTTATCCCTTGTTTCTACAGAAAGAGGTACTGGAAAAACCACTTTTCTTAACTGGATACACATGATATTTGGGGAGAATGCTGTACTGATTAATCCGCATGATCTTACCTCCAGCTTCAACTCAATCTATGCTACTAAGAATATAATAATGGTAGATGAAACTGTAATAGAAAAACTTGCATCAGTTGAAAAACTTAAATCAATAGCTACAGCTAAAAGCATATCAGTATCGCAAAAGTTTGTATCTGAATATTCTATCCCTTTTTTCGGTAAGGTAATTCTTTGTACCAATAAAGAAAAGGACTTTATGAAGATTGATAATGAAGAAGTTAGGTTTTGGGTTAGAAAAATTAGACCGGTAGAAAGACTAAATACAAATATCGAAAATGACTTATTTAAAGAAATTCCTAAATTTCTTAAATATTTATCTCAGTTAGAAGCTATTGACTTTAGTAAATCTCGTATGGTATTTACCATTGATGAAATAACTACAAACGAATTAACCGAAATAAAAGAAGAATCTAAGTCCAGTTTGCATAAAGAATTAGAGATTTTGCTGGATGATTTCTTTAATAATAATGATACAATAACCTATTTTGAAGCTACTGCAACCGATATTAAAGACCATTTTTTTAAAAACAACAACAATATTACTCATAATTATATACATAAAGTATTAAAAAATGAACTAAAATTAGAGCAAAATGGTATGGTTAGATACGTTCCTTTTGGAAATTCTGATCCGTATGCAATTAAAAAAACAGGCAAACCTTTTAAATTTTTTTCAAAAAGTGCTGAAAGCCCTATAAACATTGAAAAAATACAAAATGAGGAATGTCCGTTCTAATTTATTCCATTTACAATTTACATGCAATATATTATAAATCAGTTAAATAACTTTGTAAACGAAATTCTGTAAATGGAAAAAACTATAATGTTTTATAAAAAAGATATAAAAAATGAAAGTTTTATTAAATATATTATAATTTCATTTACAAATTATATAATATATTTATTATTAATTAGTTATGTGTAAATGAAAGTGTAAATGAGTTGTAAATGGAGTGTAAATGTAAATGAAATATGAAACCAACCGAGATTTTAAAACAATTAAAGATTGACAGCCTTAAAGCTAAATACCCTAACTTTCCACCATCAGCTATTCCGGTACCGACTTATTCTGATAAAACCGCTAATGGATTAACTAAAATGGTTATTGACTGGCTTCAGCTAAACGGACATCAAGCTGAACGGATTAACACAATGGGAGTGGCAAGAGTAAACAAAGGCCCAAAAGATGAATCTTTTAACCGAAACTTTAACTCAGTTACATGGACACCATCCGGAAGCACAAAAGGCTCTGCAGACATTAGCAGCGTTATAAACGGTTTTTCTGTTAAATTGGAGGTGAAGATAGGTAAAGACCGACAAAGTGAAGCACAGCGCAAATATGAGGCTGATATAAAGAAAGCTGGAGGTTATTATTTTATTATAACCGACTTTAATCAATTTTATGAATTATATTTGAAATTAATAGATAAACTTAAACCTTATGACCACTTTACATTTTAAAGCCTTTGATCAGGCCCACACCGTATTTATTGAAAAAATTATGAATCAACAAGAGATACATGCTTATCTTTCAGATATTTGTAGTACTTTTGTTCTATTATGGTGGGAATATGACTGCACAAATAATAGCTGAGATTCTTTACAAGGAACCAATTTACAGGCAAATTTGCCGAAAGATTGCCCGAAGTAAAGACTTAGCAGATGATTTGTTTCAGCATATTGTTCTTAATGTTTTAGAGGGTAAATGTAAAGGGATTGAAGAAGCAGCCGAACAGGGTAACCTTAGATGGTATTTTGTCCGAGTATGTACTAATCAATATCGAAGTGAAAATACATCTACATTTAGCCGAGAAATGAAACATTTTGAGCCTATCATAGATTGGAAGTTTTATGATTATAATGATGAAGAAGAAGAAGCTTATGACACCGAAGAAGATCAGGCATTTGATATTGAGTATCAAACCTGTAAAGAAATAATTGCAGAAAGGGGATGGTATGAGCAGAATTTATTTGAACTTCATTTGCAGTATAAATCTATTAGACAATTAGCTAAAAAAACTAAAATACCAGCGAGATCAATATACAATTCAATTAAAGCAACTAAACAATATGTCCACAATAGACTTAATTCTACACTCCCTACTTATATCCAGCTTGAGTTGGATATTTGTTATAACAATAGGTAAAGAAGTAGATGTTAAACCATTTAACTGCACTATCTGTATGGGCTTCTGGTTAGGTTTACTATGGTTTATTATTGTTGAACAAACTATATTGTGTTTACCTCTTGCTGGATTTACTTCATTAATTACTCAAGTTATTGACCGATGGATGATAAAACTATATTAGATAAACTAATTGCAGCCAAACCTTTGGCCGATTTAATTATTGACCACAATTATTTGCCATCAGGTAATTATAATGTGGTGGTCAGTTTATCCGAAATTTATACTTACTTGTATAAAGGTAACGTACAACTGCATTGCCCAAGCTGTGTGAGGGAAATGTTTATTAGACTTTACCATTATTACTATGTGGATGCAATTAAAGAACTAAAACCAAAAGATAATGGAACGCGGCAGACCAAGAAAAATAAATAGTCCTGAAGAACTTTTAGAGTTATTTAATGGATATTTAGATTGGGTTAAAGAAAATCCAGTTAGAAAAATGGTATTTGTAGGTAGAGATGGGAATAAGGAATATGAACTTGTAGATAGGCCATTATCTATTGATGGATTTGAGGTTTATTGCTATACTAAGGATATTACAGTAGAGCATTATTTAAATAATAAAAATGGTTCTTATGAAGATTTTTGCTCTATCTCTACACGTATTAAGCGGATTATCAGGGAGAATCAAATATCAGGAGGCATGGCTGGACTATACAATGCAAGTTTAACAGCAAGGATAAATGGATTAGCAGAAAAGCAAGAAACGAAAATAGAGGGTGAAGTTGCTATCTTTAAAGGAATAGATTTAGATGTTTCAAAAAACGACAGCACAAGCTAAAATAGCCAGTTTAAAAAAACGGATTAGGATAGTGCAAGGAGGTACTTCTTCAAGCAAAACATTTAGCATATTACCATTATTAATTACCTACGCTATTCAAAAACCAATGACTGAAATAAGCGTAGTTAGTGAAAGCATACCACATTTAAAAAGAGGTGCAATTAAAGACTTCTTAAAAATAATGATGTGGACTAACAACTATAAAGATGACCGCTGGAATAAATCCAGTTTAAAATATAAGTTTAGTAATAATTCATTTATTGAGTTTTTTAGTGCTGACCAACCGGATAAATTAAGAGGTGCCAGGAGGGATGTTTTATTTATTAATGAGTGCAATAATATAGGTTTTGAAGCTTATCAACAGTTATCAATAAGGACTAAGAATTTTATTTATTTAGATTATAATCCCTCTAATGAGTTTTGGGTGCATGAGCATTTATTAAACGATAATGATTCTGATTTCATTATACTTACTTATAAAGACAATGAAGCATTGGATCCTGCCATTGTTAGGGAAATTGAAAAGGCAAAGAATAAAGCAGAAACATCAAGCTATTGGACCAACTGGTGGAAAGTTTACGGATTAGGTTTATTGGGTAGCTTACAAAATACTATCTTTGAATTTAATCAAGTTGATAGGATACCAAACGATGCTGAATTTATTGCCTATGGTTTAGATTTTGGATTTAGTTCTGATCCAGCTGCATTGGTAGCTGTTTATAAAATGAATGGTGAATTATTTGTAGATGAACTGATTTATCAAACAGGATTAACTAATTCAGATTTAACTCAGCGATTTAGGGCCATTGGCATTAATGAATATGATAAGATTATAGCAGATAGTGCCGAGCCCAAAAGCATTGAGGATATTTACAGAAACGGATATAAGGCAGTTGAGGGTGCGAGAAAAGGGCCAGACAGTATTAGGGCTGGAATTGATTTAATAAGGCAGCATAAATTAAATGTAACTAAAAGCAGTTTGAATTTAATTAAGGAGTTAAGGGCTTACCAATGGCAGCAAGATAAGGATGGAAATATACTTCCTAAACCGATTGACTTCAACAACCATGCTATTGATAGTTTACGATATGCTTGTTTAAATAGCTTAACACAAAATAAAGGAGATTACTTAATAATATAAACTACGAAAAATGAAAAAAATACTCGCTATTATTCCATCCCAAGTAGATGGATGTACTTACCACCGGATTGAGATACCACTCCATCACCTAACTGGTTTTGATTTAGCACAGGTTAATCAATTAGATGCAATGTCAGATATTGCTTTACGAGAATATGAGATTGTATGGTTTAACCGTTTAAATGGCATAGTAGATTCAGATGCACAGATAAATAGATTGAAGTCATTAGGGATTAAATACGTTATTGATTTTGATGACTTATGGAATTTACCTCAAGATCATTTACTTTATGGCAGTTATAGGTATTATGATATACCAGGTAAACTAATTAGATTGGCTAAAAATGCAGATGCAATTATAACTACTCACAGCTATTTAGCTAATAAGCTAAAGAAATTTAATAATAATATTGTTATTGCACCTAATGCTATTGATCCGGAACAACCACAATGGAAAACTGAAAGCAATGTATTAAATGAGCATACGATATTTGGCTGGTGTGGAGGTGTAAACCATTGGTGCGATTTAGAATTATTAACCAATAGTCTAAGGTTAGCACGAGATAATAATTATGGTTTAGCATTAGGCGGTTATAATCCGAGTGCTATTTGGGATCAGTTTGAGAATATATTTACAGGCGGCAAATATGATAGATATGTAAGGATAGATGGTCAGGATGTTTACAATTATGGTAGGCTTTATGACTTCTTCACAACGGTACTTATACCATTAAAGAAGAATGAATTTAACAGGTGCAAAAGTGAACTCAAAATGCTGGAAGCTGGATTTAAAAAGAAAGCAGTAATTGTAAGCAATATACATCCATATTCATTAGTCATTAATGATTCTAACTGTTTAAAAGTTGATGAAGCACAGGGCAATGGCTGGTTTAAGGCTATGAAGAAGATAAGCGAAAGTAAATTCTATGAGGCAGATTTAGGAGAAGCACTTTATGAAACTGTAAAAGACAAGTATCATATTAAGTCAGTTAATAAAATTAGAGAAGAATTATTTAATAGCTTATGAACAAAATACATCCAACAGCATTAATATATCCCAATGTTCAGATAGATGATGACGTTGAGATAGGCCCTTATTGTATTATAGGCGCACCACCTGAGCATACTAAATTTTATAATAGTGTAAATATGGGAGTTATTATAAAGAAAGGCACAATAATAACTGGCCATGTAACTATTGATTCAGGGATTTATCTACCTACAATAATTGAAGAAAACTGCTTTATTATGAAAGCGGTACACATAGGCCACGATGGCCACATAGGTGCAAATAGTATTATATCAGCGCACACCGTTATGGCTGGTCATTGTAAGATAGGCAATTATACAAACATTGGTATTAATTGCAGCTTACATCAATTCAGTTTAATTGGTGGAGGTAGCATGGTGGGAATGGGATCAGTAGTAACTAAGAAAAGCATAATTGAGCCATTTGCTAAAGCAGTTGGAAGTCCAGCGCATGAGATAGGTACTAATCATTATAAGTTAAATACATTGTTAAATTGGGATATACAAGTAATAAATGAGCAATACAAATCAGCCGAAAATAGCGGTATGTTTTATAACACTAAACAGGGAAAGCTTAACTAAAGCAACTATTGAAAATGCAAAAGCAAAGGCTGGTATTGACTTTGATTTCTTTGCTTTGGATCAGGGTAGCACAGATGGAGTAGTTAATCTAATTGCGCCTAATGTAACCTATTATGTAAAGAAAAAAGAAAATATAGGTGTAGCATCTGGATTTAATTTTCTATGGAATATGGCCAAACACATGGATTATGATTTCATTTGTAACATAGGTAATGATATTGATTTACCACAAAATTGGTTAAGGGAATTTTACGAAACCTATGTAGCAATAGATAAAGAGCATCAGTATTTAGCTATTCATTCAGTTGAAGCTTTACCAAGTCAAAAGATAACAGTA